TGTCCGCCGAGAATCCCAACCGCTCTAGCAGATATAAGTCCGCATCCAGTCGCAATTTCAGTAAATCCATAGATGAATGGCGGCTGGATATACTGCATACACCATAGCCCTAGGTCAGTCCATATCATGCCAAGTTGCGGTGCCTGAATACCGCCGATTATCCTGGAACCTCTTGTCAGGCGATATGCGCCTGCCTGATTTGTTGGCGTTGCAGTCCAGTCTGTATAATCATCTACATCTGACCACATGATGTTCATGGGATCGCCGTTTGCTCCTAAAGCAACCACCTGTCTCTGTGGCATTGCAATAAACATGACATTGGCGGTTGGTGCCTGAGAGATAATGGTAGCTGGGTTTGCTACAACAGTTCCAGCGGGGTCCCAAACATATATCCCCTCACCGGATGGATTAGCAATAAGAAATGACCCCCAGTTGCCAAAGAACCATTGTCTGAGTGGGGTTGGTGCCGATGCTGCTGTTCCGATGCCATATCCACCAGTACCGTATGTTCCGACCCCATATCCACTCTGAACGGTTGCAGATATAAGTCCAGCATGTAAAAGATAGTTTATCTGTACGTTTCCGCTATTTTCGCTTCCAGTCGTACTAGATCCGGCACTTGTTCCCGCATCAAATGTAAAATTATTCGCGTCTATCACAGAGGCGACCAGATAATTTCCGAAGAATGTTATTCCCGCGATTGTAGTTGATACGTTAACTGGGAAATATTGCCCAACGACAAATCCATGCCCGTTTAATGTTGCGGTAACTATAGATGAGGACATGGTGGTTGTAAAAAGTAAAGTAGCCCCCCCAGAAGCTGACCCAGAGAATATTACTGGGGTTGATACTACATAATTGTCAGCGTCCGTTATAGAAACAACATCCATATAGCCAATAATTATTTTATTATCGACGCTTGCCATTGTGATGACATTTATAACATCTCCGACCATTTCACCATGTGCCGTATCATGGACAGACATGGTATTAGTGCCGCCGATAGACGTAAATGGTGTAGTCAGGTTCTCCGTGGATAAAAGTGGGGTAATATCGTATAAGCCTGTCTGAAATACAACTTCCAGCGTGCCATTTGTCCCGCACGCGATATACGCCTGTCCATTTAAATCTTCCCACGCAAAGATGCCGCGACATACGCCGTGCAATGCTGTACCGATGAATTTCGCCCAACCGCCAAGTTTCTGAGTAAATCCCTCGAAGAATCTGATTAGCTGGCACGCTGACCATCTTCCCTCATTGAGAAGTTTTGTGGCTACTGTAGATATGCCTGCCGGAATGACAACTTTAGTTGCCTCAGACATTATTTATCTCCCCTGCGGCATGGGTGGTGGCGCGGGATTTGCCATTGGCGCTGGTGTGAATGTCGTCCAGTCGCGTCCTTGTGATTTACGGCGCTCTTCTTCGAGCATGGCGACTTGTTCTAGATCGTTATACAACTGACCCCATACGCTCTCGGTTTGAGGATTGAAATTTCCGCCGAAGTCTTTTTGCCATGACCCCCCAAAAATCATACAGGCTGCTTGCATAAGTGCTGGATAGTTGGCTGTGATGTAGGTGCTGGTGTTTGTAGACGATAGCGGTGTCGGTCTGAAGATGCCCGTGAACTCCGTCACATATAGAGACGCGGGTGTTGGCGCTAAAACGGCAACCGTGTCTGATAACATTGTGAAGTATGTTGGGAGTCCGGTTGTAGACTCCATTGGCCATACCATGTCGATGTAGTCAATCGTGACTCTCTCAAGCGGATTTCTCAATCCCTGAGACGGCGTATTACCAATTGGTGTAATTACGGAGACGCCCTCCACGATTCCAATGATGGTAGATGGAATGGTAATGCTGCGAGATCCTGGTGTACACGTCACGCTGAAATTTTGGGTGCGCGTATTCAAGAAATTTAATTTCGCATAAATTTTATTCTCGGCATATGCGATCATGCTGGGAAGAATTTGCGTGAAGTCGGTTGATGGAACTCCGTTGTCGTTATCGACTAGGAGGTTTTGGAGGCTTGTTACTAGGTTGTCGTAGTCGGTTACCATGATGTTATCCTACTGATTGATTAAAGCATCCCAGATCAAACCTGCATCCCACGCGCCGCCGTTATCGTATTTGGTTATTGAGTTGCCTTGGTTTTCTTGTGCCATAAATTGATTAATTCCTGGGCGTGGATCTTGCACTGGTAAAGGATCGGCAGGAAGAACTATGGTTTTTAGCTGCATTTGTGGTTTGTCTAGGCAGATTGGGCAGACTCTGATTCTGAGATTGCCCAACGATTCCCCTCTATACTCATATTGCCATTTTAATTGAGAAAGTTGGTATGTGAAATTGCAGCGGTCACAAATTCCGGCGGCGGTCGGTGATGAAGGACTAGCGTGCGCCCGGCCAAAAAAACGCCACATCAGATATTCTCCGCATATTTGAAAGTTTTTCCGCCCGTATGAGATCTCCTGCCTTTTAAAACAGAACCAATATTCCCGTCAGAAACGCCATAGAATCTAGAGGCATCATAAATGCTTTCAAATATTTTTCCGCCATTAACGCAAATTATTTTTTTTGAATTATTGGATTTTTGAACGTAGATAGCCCTTTCAATTGAATCGTTTTCATTTTCTAAATATTTAAAATGAAGGCCGATTTTTGATTTTGTTTTACCAGCGCATGAGTTTCTGATAGACCCGTCAGAGATATTATAATGTCTAGATGCTTCTAACGCACTGCAATAAACGATTCCATCATTTACACAAATAACTGGTTTACTCAAAACGCTAGAGCTGTTAAATTTTGCAAATTTTTTTCTATTTAGCCTTTCTTCTAGAATCTTTTTTCTATTTTCTTCTATAAGTAGCCCTTCTGAGAAATAAGAAAAACATAGACCATTAACGGAAATTTCTTTTTCTTTTAAAACTGTGCTTATTCTATGCTTTAATATTTTATAGAATTCTGCTGCGGATTTTATGGCGTTGAAAACATTTCCATCGTTTAAACAGATGATTTTTTTATACGACTGATCCACCCTGCGGGCGGCACGCATGTTTATTAATGCTTCTTGAGTTGGCTTTCTTCCTTTATTGGCTATTGAAATATTTTTACTCCATTCTGGGGTTCTTGGCATTATTACGCCTTCTCCACCAGACGACATATTATATTCAGGCTTAATTAGCGCAATAACCCTAACTTCTTCATTCAAGGCATCTTTGTAATTATCCCATTTGCTAAGAGTATAAAAGCAGAACGATGCGATGCCATACTTTCTTATGGCACGCTGAAAATGTCCTTTATTGTTTTCATTTTTAGCGATTGATTTATGGCTGCTAATTCTTTCTTTTAAAGAACGAGACGTAGCCCCAACATATTTTTTCTTATTAGATTGGTTTATCGCTACATATACGATAGATTCTTTTTTTCTATTTTCTTCTCTCATTATATAGACCACACCGAAAAATCAGGCGTCACGCGCAGGGCGCTGCGCTGTTTATCTTCCTGCTCTGCCAACAGCATTGCCTCATCAGCCGCAGACTTAAGCAGTGCATAAACTTCCTTATTATATTTCAGCGCCAATCTCTGAGCAACCTTCGCTACCAATGCATCCAAAAATCTAATCGTGATGTCTGGCGTTTCCGCACTGCCTAGATTCGCATCTTGGACTCTTCGCATCGCGTAAACCATCAAATTAGTTTCAGACGAACCGTCCGGCACCAAATAAAGTGTAATAGTTGGGGACTCCAGCCTATCCAGCCAAAAGACTGTTGGTGCCCCCTGTTGAGTTTTCGAAGTATAAGTCGCATACTCGTCGCGTGAAATTTCCACGAGGATGCGGTCAATTGGAGGCTGGCCATTTTGAATGAGTGAACAGTAGGCGTCTGTAATCATCATATAAGATGGGTCAAGGCTATAAGTAGCCTGTCCCTGCACCAATGGAATTGTCAATAGTTCAATTTTCCATAGGTTTACAGGCATGTTGTTCCAGGATTGCATCTCCAAATTTAATGAACGTAATCCAGACGACATCATTTCTCTTGTTATCGCCGCTGGACGAATTCCTACGCGGTCCCATGCTTCCAAGAGAATTGACCCGTTCGATAGAGAGAAATTATACGTCCCCGAACTGCTCATCCCCATCCCCCAATAAAAAACCAGCAGCCATTTAAGACCGCTGGTTTAATCTTATCATAAATCTCAGCGGAAATCTATTTAGCTTTACCGCCGCGCTTCATAGCATTCTTAGACAGCGGATTAGAAGGAGACACGCCGCTATCGGTAGAGTCCTGTACAGCACCACCACCAGCTTTGCGCGGAATTTTATCCATACGCTCTTTAGGATTAGCGCCTTCAACTTTAATAGCCTTGCCGCCGCGTTTCAGCTTCATTTTAGCAGCTTTTCCACCGCGTTTCATGCCATCCATATCCATATCTTCTTTATGTTTTTTCATTATTTATTCCCCTTGTATGATGTGTCTGCGTCAGTATAAAGCCTATATCCTTTAGCGTCACCATCTGCTACCGACGGCGCATCAGGTACATTCTTGGTTGCGTGGTCGCTATTAGCCTCGGGAGCAAATGTGCCCTTGGTTTTTTTGGTGATTGGGGGATGGCGTTCCATTATACGAACCTCATTGGGATGTTGATCGTGGCTGCAATAGTGCCACCGGAGCTAAAGGAATTCTGCAATAGCCTAATCATTGTAATAGGCATTGTAATTACATCAGATTTGGCCGTGGTTTGGCTAGTTAAATTCACAGTATTTGGTGGAGCAAACCATGTCGGCGCACCAGTAACCAAATTCCAATCGGGGGCTAGATCGGCGTAGGCCACTTGGATCGAATAATTTGCAGTTCCCGTAACAACTACCGCAGCCGTAATATTGGTTGCCGAAATAAAACGATCAACAACCATCACTGGGGATACAGCAACCCCATTCGTGCCCACCTGAATAGTGCTGGTAGACGATGCAGACGCTAGAATAGATGTCACTGTCGTATAATGACCAACCGTTGTAGCTGTCGTGCCATTCGTTCCAGTGACTGTTTCTGAGTGGCTTGTCCCGTTAACGTCAGTGCCAGTAACAACGTAAGTATGCAGATGCTCGTCGCCAGCAAACGTAAACAGGATTTGCCGTGCGGCGTCCAACGTAGCCACACCACCAGTCGCATCAGTGCCGTTAATGAGAAGCTTAACCGCGCCAGAATTAGACTGAGATGCACATACAGCTGCGACGTCTGCATCTGCTAATGCTAGTTTTAGTACGCGATTATAAACGCCCACGGGTTATCCCCTTTACGAGCTATGGTTATTCGTCGCAATACCCACGTCAGCAGCAGTAGATGGAGCAGCGTTGCTAACGTATACTTGGTTGCTAGGCGTTGTCTCGATATGAGTATATCCGATACCCGTACATTGATCCAGCATAATCAATCCACCGATTGCGCCGTTAATGCTCATAAGCTGAGTCATTGCCGTTGCGCCGGATTTAATGGCGTTCAAGAAGCGGCAACCGACAAAGTTCAAGTAGCGGTCAATGCCGTCAGCGCCGATCAGGATGTGTGCCGATGCTGCGCCGCTAGAACCCAAGTATGCTTCGAAATCACAGTTTTGGAACGTCAGACGGGGCGCTCCACCAGCAATCTCGATGGTGTAGTTTGTGCCGTTACGAGTAGCCGTATCCACACCAAATACACAATCCCTAAAGGTTGACTCTCCAGTGTTGTTATTAAACACCAGTGCGCGGGCACCAGCTACGTTTGCAGTACCAGTCGTTGCGGTGCCGTCGCCAAAACCAAGGAACTCAACGAGATCATAGGCATTGCGACCACCGAGATCCTGCCAGCAGATGGTGTTATTTGTGGCAGAAAGATTAAAGGCATAGAACGTGCCAAAGTTTTTAAAGTTGCAGCCCTGCGCCGTTACGTTTACCAGCGGTTCAAATGCTGTCGTACCAGATACGCTGATGCGTGAGCGTTTGCCGCGCTTTGTGGGAGCGTTAGAGCCGATCAGGTGAACTTGGTTTTTGCTCCATGTCAAAGTCGCCGTCAAGTGGATGGTGCCCTCGAAAATAACAACGTCATTGTTACTAGCGGTTGCTGCCGTATGAGCTGCGCTAAGAGTTGCGAATGCATCTTGTGGAGAAGTGCCTGTATTACCGTCAGAACCAGTCGTTTCGTTTACAAACCAGTAGTTGCCCGTGTAGAGCGGGCCGTTGGTGCTGATGCCCATCGTGGGGACGCCTGCTACCTGTAGACCTGAAAGGTGGGTAATGCCCATATTATTTAACTCCTTATATTAATCCAAAGATGGCGGGGTCATGGTTTTTAAGCATGACCCCGATGTTCATTACGAGGTCGGGAAGCTGCCCCAGATGCCACGGAAGTTATCATATGATGCGGAATAACGCTCATAGCCTTTTACTAAAAGATTATCAGTCGTAAAGTCCGTCTGCATATCCGTTTCAAATGCAACGCGCTCCATATAAGTCAGACCGCCGCCAGTGAAATCCGTCTGCATAAACCAGAACAGAGGAGATGTCAGGAAGTCCATTACCATGTAACCTTCGGGCAAGCCGTTGGTAGCATGGAGCAGGGCGTTCACATCATTGTCTGCGGTGCCAGGGCGGAGTTCCGTCTTGGTCAGGCGAACAGCAACATACTCAAGTTCTTTCGGAACAATGAGTTTTTTACCGCGAGCCAGCATTTTCAGACCAGCTACGTTTTTGAAGTTCCTGATTTGAATAAGGCCGCTGTAGATGGCGGCTTCAGACAGATCAAGTTGCGTAGTGGGGGTATTTGCAACGGTTGTGCCATCGACTGGGTGGGATGCGGAGCAAAGAGCCACGCCGTCCGCGCCGACTTGAGTGTTATAAACGTTCGCTGTATTCAGAACGTTTGCACACAGAATTTCCTTAGTCTGAGCAAAAGATTGCTGAAGGCTGAGGTTTGACGGGTTAAACTGCTTCTTGTAGAGGTTGTCATCAATCATTTTACGTGTCACTGCATATCCGAGTGCAATTTCTACGTGTTCCTGATTGTAAACGTATCTCTCACCAGCGGCGTTATCAAAAGTAGTTGCGCCGCCTTCCGTTTTAGGAGCCGCAAGACCCAGCAAACGCATTTCGGCGGTGCGCTCGACTGCCATCTCCGATTTGCTCTTGCTAAATACTTTATCCCATTGAGTCGGGATCATCTTGTAGTCGCCTTCAACTTTCCGCAGACCGGGCAGGAGAAGATCTCTGATTGAACTTAGGCTAATAGGCATTGTTCATTACTCCTTAAAGGCCGAGAAGGTTGAGAAGAGCGGTATCGTTGATGATAACTTCAACAACGTTGTTTGCAGATGCGTTGTCGTTGTTAACAGCAGCCGACAAGCCCACAATACGCATTGGGAAGGTATTGGTAGTTGCGAGGGTGGTTTGATCCAATGCCAGAGTGCTAAGACCAGTGATGGTGCTAGGTACTGGGGCTGCAACAAACGTTGCGTTGGTGCCGATGTCAGCCAGTGCAACAGCAGCAGTGCCACTGGATTGAACTTGGAAGACCGCCATTTTATCAACGATGACGTAACCGACTACGGAACCAGTCAGTGCGGTTGTCGTGCCAGTCCATGAATTGGAGAATACTGGGCGACCGATGCCCGTATCGAACCATTCGGCCCCGTCGAACACTCCGTAAAAATCATTCGACGTAGAGTTGTACAAAGCCTTAGCGATATACCCACTACCAGCGTCTTTTACGATATCGCCCTTACCGATGGGGGTTGTGTCACTATAGAGAATCTGTCTTTGATTTACAGCGTAGTTGACGGCTGCTGAGTCCAGTCTGCGGACGAATCTTAATCCGAAAGGCGCGAGGGTGTTCGACATATCTTACCCTTTCAAGGTAAAAAATGCAAAACCGACGCGGCAATGACATCTTGATTGCTTTTGATATTCCGACGCGGAATATCTAATGATGTTCTAGTATAGGCATAAGTTTAAAACATCGTCAATAGTTATTTTAAAAAAATAAAACCCCCGCCATTTCTGACGGGGGTTCCACTCACTGTCGGGTGACTAATCGGGAATAACTGCCCGCTCATAGGTACGAGTAACTTGTGGTTTCAAGCGCGGACCCTCGCCTGGCTTACTAAGTCCAAGCTCAACAAGTTTATCGCGCACAACCTTGCTGGCCTTATCACGTTCTTCAACCAGCGCCTCTTGTGTAAGTTCTTTCGGTCTAATCATGAGAATAAGGTCTTTGTGCGTAATGGTAGGCTCTTTATGCGTTCTGCTGCAAAGAGACGGGAAGTCTTTTGGTTGTGCAGGCTCCCAACCGTCTTTTTCCAACTCCATCATATTTCTGCCGTCTTCTTTGCCGAGCGTTTGAAATCTTTTCCACTCTACAGTAAAACCGTCTGGGATTTCAGATGGATCTACGTAAAACTCATCAACTTCATCGCCCTTTTTACGGCGGGTTTTCTTTTCGGATGAACGCACTGCCTGATCGCGGCTCTCTTGCGGACGGGTTGAACGATCTAGCGTGAGTTTTTCTCTTTTATCGTCAGACATTATCTTGCACCCCTTGCTTTTTCTGCTTCTTTAAGTTTTGCGTATTCAATTTCAGTCATGTTCATGAAACCAGCAGCCTCGCGCTCTTCTGGGGTAAGTTTGTAGATCTTCTTACCGCCAGTTGAGACATCTGAAGAACTGCCGCGAGATGGTGGGGCTGAATAGCTGGCGTCTCTTTCTTTTTTAGGCGGATCATCAGCAACAGCCGCATCTTCTTTACCAAAGATCTTGTCAATGCGTTTATCCAGAAACTCGATATACGCTGGGCTTCCAAATGCGTATCCATATCTAACCGCCGCATCGTGAGCTGAGTCTGCCTCAACCTTAAACTCTGGGTCGCTATTATATTTTGGGTTTCTTGCAATCCATTGATTTACAGATGGTGGCAGTTTGGTTTCTTTTGGTTGTTTAGCGGCTTCTTCTTGCTGCTTTTCCCACTGGTCAAACTGGGCTTTGTTCCTCTTGAGTTCTGACTGCACGTATACTGCCTCAGAAAGCTTTTCCTGCGCCTCTACAACGCGGTCACTATCGCCAGCTTCTAGTGCAAGCTTATATTCCTTGCGCTGGGCAATAATCGCTTGCTCTGCGGATGTTATGGCCTGATAAAGAGCGTCCTTTTGGGTAGTCGCCGCTTTTTTTTCTGCCCCTTGAGCTTTTGCCGCTTCAGCTGCACGCTCTTTTTCGAGACGTTCTGCACGCTCGTTTGCGGAGTTCTTTTCGGCGTCAAGTTTAGCAATCTGTTCAGTAAGTTCTTTAACACGTTTTTCAGCATCAGATTCTCCCTTTACTACCTCTTGATCTTGTACGGCAGCAACGACGACTTCTTCCGCACCATCGGTATCTTCGGTTTTTTTATTATCTTCGAGTTCGAGTTCATCTTGTTGTTTGGTTTTTTTAGCCATTTTTTCATTACCCCCTATTTACCCGTTGGTCGAACATCTAGACCTTTTTCTTTTAGAATAGCCATGAGGTCATCAACATGCAGGCAGTCGCACATGCAAGCGCCTTGATTGGTCGGCTGTATTGGCGCGATTGATCCGTTGCAATAATCGCTCCCAGGAACCGCGCTATGAAGAACACCGAGCGCATTGACAATGGTACTGCCATACCCTGAAAGCGAAATTACGATATCGCCATTTTTAGCCTCACGTCCGTTACGATAGTGCATAGTTTTCTCCCCTGTTTACCATTAAAGAATTACATCTGGATGGTCGATATCGCCCTTAATCTCCACATCGTCCAATACTCGGCAATGCACGCCATTAACTGACAGCGCATAGCCATCCATCGGGCGATACCAAACCCAGTCGTCAAGTTTTGCTTTGTAACCGCCGAATTTAAGTTTTTCAGTCTCTACATAAGCAAGCGGCCCCATCTTAAGAACAAGTCCGCATTTTCCTTGAAACTTATCTTCTTCGCGGGTGTTGTGGGTGATAATAAGCCCGCTTCTTTTCTTCTCTGGCCTGATATATGTTGCGACGAGTATCTGAGCGCCTGACAGCCTGAGTTTTTCGAGTGTGCCCGCGCCGAGTTTATTAATGATGACTTCCTTGGGGTCTACTTCATGGTACATGTCGTGCAAGTATGCCGCCGAAACAGTTTGACCAGCAGTAGACGCGGCTGATTTCTCAGCCTTTGTAATAAAGTTAGAAGACTCCGACCCATCATCTTCAACTGGCTGTTTATCAAATAATGTACAGCGTCCTCCACCTGGTCCTGTCGGCTCGATATATTCTAGCTTTGATTTATCAATGTATTTAATATTAGCGTCTTCAGACATTACTTTACCTCTTCTTTTCTTGGTGGATTACTCGCTTCGGAAATTAAGTCTCCAAACTTTTTAATAGCCTTCATATACCCTTGAAGCTCTCTAATATCGCCATAATCTTTGGTATTGAACCATGCTGTTGATTTAGCATCAAAAAGCTCTTCAAGTGATTTCTTCAGGCGATCTAGGTACTCATAATCCATCTATTCGCTCACCAATTCTTTTTCAAACACTTCATATCTACCAATCTCATCCCACATTTTAAATCTGTAGATGACCTTATTGGTATTATAAAATCTGTTATGATGCGGTGAGATTTGTTCCTTAGTTTCTTTTCCTGACGCTATTACTTCAGATCTAACGTCGTTAAGAAAATCTAAAACATTACGTGCAATGACAGAATCGTTTCCGTTCCATTCAAGGGTAATAGTGGATGAGCCATCTTTATCAGAGCGGCCAGTAAGAGAAATTTCATCTAAAATGTCTGTCTTTTTTAGTTTTTCCGCTAAATCTATAATCTTATCGGCTATATATACTCCGATTGATCCATTATGCGGTACGACGATAGTATTCATTCCAAACCTTCACAACGCGTGACCGCAACCATCGGGCTGCGGGGATTATAAAGCTATTTTTTCTTCTTCTGAATATCGGTTTTTTGTAGACGACCCATGCCGCTCAATGATCCTGCGGTCATATGGGGAACTTTACCGCCTAATTTCATTCCTGGCGGCTTCATCGGCATACCAGGAGGGGGCATTGCACCACCGCCCATCGGAGGAGGCGGCATTGCGGGACCACCAGCTGGTACGGGCACTGGAACTGGCTGTTTTCCGCCGCCAACAATAACATTTACTTGGGTTTTATGGGCTTTTTTAACGCCGCCGCCACGGGCAAATTTATCGAGACGTTCTTTAGGCGCTTTACCGTCGACTTTAACGGGTTTTTTAACTTTACCGCCTTTTTTATAGGCGCAACCACCACTTGATTTTTTATCAGCTTTTTTCATTGTCTCTCCCCAGAAACTAATCTTATTAAAACATAATTAATCTTTCGGCGCAATCTTATTTTCATCTGCACGCGCCTCAAGTTCTTTATCTTGCATAATATGGCTAGAAATAATTTCATTCGCGTGCTTTTTATGCTCAGATATAATTCCGCCACGGTTTGCCATGTGGTCTGCGTTAAGTTTGCTATCATGTTTTAAATGGTCTGACATCAAACCGCTGAAATGCTTGGTTGTTTCTAGCTGAATTTGTTTTTCATGCTTATCTCTTTCACCAGCGAGTTTAATCTTCTCGATATTCTCTCTGGATTCACGGTCTTTAGCCTTATTGACCGCATCCATCTGCATTTCTTGCAGTCTTGACTCGTCATGAGACGCTTGTTGCTGGGCAGAGAGCTGGATTTGTTGCTTCTTAATATCGTTATCTTGCATTTTAAGCATTATTTCAGGTGGTGGCGGAGGAGGGGGGGCACCAGGAGGAGGTAACGGTGCCAATAGGTTATCAATATCTTTATACCCAAGCGTAGCAAGCGCTCTAGTCGCCACGGCACGCTTGTTAAATACATCGGGTGACGCTGATGCGAGTTGAACGAGAGCAGTTGCTTGCATAAGCCTATGAGTATGCGACGGAATGTTTGGATCGGAGGCTGGTACAAGTTCAAGGTCAGCGAATTCTTCAGCGGTCTGCCATTTCCTTGCGGGATTCTTGCTAAACTTAGACAGCGCTTCTGGGTTTTTGTTAAATAATTTACGTAGTTTCTCGAATTCTCTTTGTTGGGATACGTGATTGCGCTTATGTACTGCTGCCATTACCTTAGTGGCCTGCTCGATCAGCGCCATCGTCGTGCCGACTGGAACATCAGCACGGCCTTCACCGACCTGTACCTCGCTCGCCATACCAAGGCGCATACCATCTGCTGCGGTGTCTTTGTAAATCGCTGCCAATACAGAAGACGGCCCTGGATATGGAAGCGGCATTGCTACCTGTTGGATAGGAAGTCCGCCAGTATCAATCTCTTTGCCAGATCCAGGAGACAATCTAATTTCAGTTGTAACTTGTCTGCCGCCCTGCTTAGAGAATAGGAACCCTGGGAATATCGAGAACTGCCCAGCGTCTAATTGCATTCTAAGGATGGCTGTTAATGCGCGGGTGGTGTTTCCGAGAAGATGTACAAATCCAAGATCATAAAACCCAAGGGCTGGGATCATGCCGAATTTTACGAATTTACATTCAGCGCGGCAATCTTCGTCTTTTTCTTCCCAGTTGCGGTAGATGCTAAGGATTTTCTGGCTATCGAAGTCGATTGAAACGCAGTACGGCAACGGGATGTCTTTTTCGTGCCCAGGAAGATCCAGCTCAATGTATGTTTCATAAATTGTATGCCTATTGTCAGTTGGTAACTTGCTGGAAATAGTAATATTTTCTACTTCGGCAACCTTCTGCTCAACTTGCGTTGGCTGCTCGACGGGTTGTCCGAGGTCTACTTTCCTGTAATACCCCGCCTTTTGCATCCGGCGGACGACTGCATTGCTCATGTAAGTTCTATGTGTGATGCGGGTAGCCGTCTCAAGATCAACAGTATCATTAGACACGATTAAATCTGGGGCAAGCACTAGATCAGATACGGGGCGCTTACGTAATGGGCATTCGTAAATCTTTTTGAAAGCCATGCCGCTCCAGCCTTGGTTAAATAGAAGCTGGTCAGTGTCTGGATAGTATTCTCTGGCGACAACCGTAAGGTAATAATTAAAATCAGTTTCAAAATCATTAGCAAGTTCAACTCGCGCTTGATTTGTATCGTCCGTTGAATCGTCGCGCACCTTAACTGGTCCGCTTGCTGGCAATAGTTCAGCCATTGAGGTTGACTGATAGCGTACAGTGGCCTCGATGAGTAGCTGGTTATAAACCTTAGAAATACTGCCTGTTGCGCTGACTTCACTGGAGGCGTCTTCCAGTTTAAGCCCCATTAATGTAATGCCCTTATCATATGCGCTAGACCATAAGGCGCGGGAATCTATATCGCTCTGGACGCCGCGCAATATCTCAGTTGCCACATCTGATAATTCTGCATCCGTTAGATCTTCGGCTAAATTGGCATTGAACTTATTAGATTTTGGCTTACGAGCGACAGATGGGTTCATGTCGATAGTAACGCCGCCATCTTCATCAACCGTTATTCTAGCCCCAGTAGCTTCATCTATGGATGAGCTATTATCTTCATCTGGTAACTCTACCTGAGATGGTTCAAATTGTTTTTCTGGCTGATCTAGGCGGTAGCTGGTTGAATTTGGCACGATTGGCATAATAACTCTGCGCTCTAAAATCTATTTCCCTTAGATATGTTATCATACGCCCATAGGGGCTGCAAGTTTTTATAATTACATGCGTCGTCATGTTTATCAACAGTCATATAGGGGCGGTTTGATGGACTTAAATTCCATTCTTTCTTCTAAGTCCCTGTCTTTTTCTTCTCGCCTGATGGCCAATCCGACATCTCGTAAATATCTCAATGCCTGAGAAACGGTGTCTACAAGGTCGTCTCTCGAACCGCGAGGAAATTTGTCACATTGGTCGATCACAAGATTCGCCCAGTCTTTGTCGGGGGCAAATATTAATCCACCGCTTGTAATCTCTGGATTCTTATCGTCTCCTTTTTTTAAAATATCTCCACTAAAGAGAGGCTCGACACTTAAAAGTCGCGCAACCTTGTCCCCCTTGGGGTTTATAAGCTGCGTGCTCCATGTCCTGTCTGCGAATAGCCTGTGAATTTCCTGCGCCACAGAAATACCGCTTGCTTTTCCCTCAATCAACAATTTATCAACTTTAAATTTATTGCAAATTTTAGTTATCTCAAAAACAAGCTCATGCAATTGAGCGTGACCTGCCCATGCGTACACCAGCATAATTTTAGGAACATCCTGCCTATCTCTATAAACTCCCCACACCGTAACTGCCGACTGGTCGTTCATCTTATCTTCCGTGTATGCGGTGTCTGCGGACGCCAGAAGGTATTCAAAGCTGGGGAAGTACTTCTCATCCCACAATTGCCACCATATTCTTTTAATCAGTCCGCCCCCTTTCGGAGATGGCGACTGCTGAAGCTGGGACGCCACCGCAAACCTACCCATATCCGCAGTAAGCTCCTCAAGAAAACTTTCTGTGTATCTCTCTGGCCAGAAGTTTTCACCGTCTATTGTTCTTGGATCTTCCCACCCAATTCCTGTCGCGCAATGTCTCTGTGGGTCGTAATAAAGCGGTATGCATAAGTGTTCATACTTCAGTGACTTCGAAGATAAAATGTGTCCGGAAACATCATCTTCATGAACCCGCTGCATAATAACAATGATGGACGATTTATCAAAGTCGTTAAGGCGCATTGGGATTGCTTCACGAAACCAATCTACCGTTCCTTGCCTTATAACATCAGACTCTGCGTCCGTTACGTTATGTGGGTCATCAATGATAACTACGTCGCCGCGCTCACCAGTCGTTCTGCCGCCGACAGACAGCGACATGATGAAGCCGTTTTCAGTATTTTGAAAGTTTGCTTTTTCAGCTTGGTATGTTGTCAGCTTTACGTGCGGCCAAAGCTTCTGATACCAGTCAGATAAAATAAGCTCGCGCATTTTCTTAGCATCGCGAATAGCAAGCTTCTGATCGTAACTGGCATAAAGAAATCTTTTCCATGCATTGTTATTCGGACCCCATTCCCACGCCGGATAAAATACTCGCGTAAGAAGCGA